AAGTCAATTTTCTGTCATAATATTCATATATTAATAAGAAAGAGAGAATATTATGAAAAAAATAACAAAAAAAATGAGTGAACTAGGTGGTTGGATAGGTATGATATTGATTCATAGTGCAACATTACCAACATCAGTTAGTGTAATATTAGGTAAATCAACTAACTTACCACCACTTAACATGGTATTGTTAATATGGACTGGATTGTTCTTATTTTTATTAAGAGCCATTCAGAGAAAAGATACATTATACATTGTATCAAATTCTGTTGGATTTTTCTTCAACACAATTTTATTATCATTAATCGTTTACTAAAGGAGAGAGATATGTTACCAATTATACCAGAAAGACTTATTGGAATAGATAAAAATTTTGTTGCATACAAATATATTGCAGATGCAATTAAGTTGTTAGAACAACAAATTAAAAAAGAATCTGATCCTGAAAAAAAGAAAAATTATATTTTTCAACAATCAGAGTTAGATAAATTTCTTAACAACGAATTTCCATACTAGGAGTTATCATGTTAAAATTTATTGTAGGTATTTTAATTGGTATCACTATCTCAACAAACTATCCATCTGTTGGTAGTGATTTGGCAAATGTGTTTTATAATCTTTTTAATGAAATAAAAGAAGATTTAGAGATAGAGGAGAATGTATAATGTTTCTAGTAAAAATGGAATTAACATCAATTAAGGGTAAAGAAACTTTTTATCAATATTTTACTATTAGTAGAAAAATTTCTGACGAAGAAATTATTAAAGTAATTTATGATGATAGAGTTACAATGGATTTTGAATCTTATATTCTCAATAATACATTTAGAATTAATGTTGCAAGGGTTGACAAAGTACATGGCAATGATGTACACTATCTAAATAGATATGGAGTTATAGAGGGTTCAAAAATATGTTAAAAGAATTAATACTATCAACATTGTTGTATACACCTGTTGTAGATTCTGATGACTTGCATAAAGAAATATCTTGCATGACACATAATGTATATCATGAGGCTAGAAATCAAGGAACGGCAGGTAGACTTGCAGTTATGGCTGTAACAATCAATAGAGTAAATGACGAAAGATTTCCAAATACAATTTGTGATGTCGTTTACGAAGGTGAACATAGAAAACACCCAACAGAAGATAGATTGAAACCTATTATTAATAGATGTCAGTTTAGTTGGTATTGTGATGGTTTACCTGACAGTATAAAGTATCCACAAATCTGGCATGAGATTTACACACTTGCAGAAAAAGTAATTGAAGGTGAATACAGAGTTCCTGACATTACTGATGGTGCAACACACTATCATGCAGATTATGTTTACCCATCTTGGGCAGATACTAAAACAAAAACTATTGAAATACAAGATCATATTTTTTATCGTTGGGAACAAAATACTAAAAAAGATTTTTGAAATATTAATTGAAATGAGAGGTAAGTATGAGTGAATCAAATTGTTACTTTACAAGGTCAAATTATTTTGGGCCAAGAAATAAGTCAGGATATCATTATTATATAACTGAATGTAATTGTAGAAATAAACATGAAATTGGTGAGTTAAATCTTGCTGGAAAAAATTATCTCTACAAAAACAAAAAAGGTAAAATTGTTGTTGGTTATCATTCTTTTACAAATGATGGTGAAGAAAATCCATTATATAAAAAAATTGCAAAAATACAGTATGATGTTTTTAAAAAAATATTTAAAGGTGATAAAAGTTTTTTGGCTACAAAACCTTTTTATGAAAAAGTTGATGAATTAGTTAGAGAGAAGATATGAATTATTTTATATTAGATGAAGATATTAGAAAAGCCGCACAGTATCATTTAGATAAACACATTGTAAAGATGCCTACTGAAACAATGCAGTTACTAGGAACTGCACATAGAATGATTGATGGTAATGTTTATGTCACTTGGAACAAAAGAGGTGCAAGAATGACAAAGTATTATCTTAATGATGGTAGACAAGATATCATTTCTAAATGTGGTCATCACAAACATCCATGTCAAATATGGTTACAAGAATCAGCAGATAACTACGATTGGTTGTTTGAATTTATGTTAGAGTTATGTAAAGAATACACATATCGTTATGGAAAGATTCATGGTGTAGAAAAGAAATCTTATCTATATAAAGATGCACCAAAGAATTTACCTAGAATTGGTTTGACACCATTTAAGATTGCAATACAACATCAAGACATCAAAGACGAATTTGCAATACATAAAAATGTTGTTAAAGCTTACAGAGAATACTATATATTATATAAGAAACATATTGCAAAGTGGACTAAAAGGCAAATACCAAACTGGTTTATACCACAGACATAGGAGAATACTATGAAAGTAATAACTCAAGAGGAAATTTTTAGAAAAGAAATTGCAAGTTTAAATAAACAATATTATGATGCACTCAAACGAATTAAACAGTTAACAAAAGAGAATCATGATTTAAAACACAATATAATTCGTTCAAGGAAGAAAGGAAAAAATGCCGACTTACAAATTTTATGATTCAGAAACAAAAGAAACATTTGAAGACTTTCTATCAATATCTACTAAAGACGAATTGTTAGAAAAGAATCCACACATAAAACAATTACCAACATCTTTTGGTATTGTATCAGGTGTGGGTACAATACAAGGTAAAACTTCCCAAGGATTTAAAGAAGTCTTATCTAAAATATCAGAAGCACATCCTGATAGTCCACTTGCACAATCACATGGTACTAATAAAAGTATTAAAGATATAAAAACTCAAGCAGTTTTAAACAAACATAGAAAGAAATGGAAGAATCAATAACAGAGAGGACAATCGAGATTTACTTCAGCACCCTCAACTAGAGAAAGTAAGCTGTGAAGCCTCTCCGATTATGTCCTCTCTCTTTTTTAAAGGAAGTATAATATAAATGGCAAAAGCAAAAGATATAAAACTAGATCAAATGGTTACAGTTAAACCAATAACTGATAATCAAAAATTAGCATTTGAATCATACGAAGAAGGTAAAAACTTATTTCTGTATGGTGCGGCTGGAACTGGTAAAACATTTGTATCATTGTATCTTGCATTACAAGATGTATTAAGTTATGATAACAATTACGAATGTGTTTATCTGGTTCGTAGTGCAGTACCTACAAGAGAAATAGGATTCTTGCCTGGCGATGAAGAAGATAAAACTGCATTATTTCAGATACCATATCAAAACATGGTACGATTTATGTTTGAACAACCAAACGAAATTGCATTTATGCAGTTATATGATAGATTAAAAAATCAAGGAAGTCTTTATTTTTTGACTACATCATTCTTAAGAGGTATTACATTAGACAATGCAATAATTATTGTAGATGAATGTCAGAATCTAAACTTCCACGAATTGGATTCTATAACAACTAGAGTTGGACAAGACAGTAAAATAATATTCTGTGGAGATTTCTTTCAATCAGATTTAACAAAACAAAGTGATAGAGATGGAATGTCTAGATTTTTAAGAATATTAGAATCAATGGAACAATTTGAAAACATTGAATTTTCAGTTGGCGATATCGTTCGCTCTGGATTTGTAAGAGATTATTTAATTAACAAAATAAAATTAGGAATAGAATAATGGCTAGATTGCGATTTGATAAAAGTGTTTTTGAAACAAGATCAAGATTTAAAAAGACAGGTCAAGGTTCAAGTAGAAGAACATCACTACAAATGATGAATAAAAGTAAAAGAAAAAGTTTTAAAGCTTATAGAGGTCAAGGTAGATAATTTACTTGACAAAACTACAATATATTTGATATAATTTATATAATTTAATAAAGGTGAATACATTATGTTTACACACAAAACATTTGAGTTACAAGATTTACAAACTAAAAACATAGATGGTAAAAGATTCTATGTCACACCAGATGATGAGTATTATCCATCAATCACAACTGTTTTAAGTCCAAGAAAATCTAAAGGTTTACAAGAATGGCGTGATAGAGTCGGTCCTCAAGTTGCATCTTATATTTCAAGAACAGCTGCTAGACGAGGTACACAAGTACATTCTATCTGTGAAGATTTTCTAAACAACAAATCAATTGAACATCATAAAGAAAACTTTCTTGCATGGTGTTTATTCAATCAATTAAAAGAAACCCTTACAAGTCGTATAAATAGTATACACGCACAAGAATGTGCGTTATATAGCACCAAGTACAGGGTCGCAGGTAGAGTTGATTGTATTGCAGAATATAATAATGAGTTATCAATAATTGACTTTAAAACTTCTAGAAGTTCTAGAAATGATGAATACAATTTAGATTATTATTTACAAGCTACTGCATATGCAGAAATGTGGGAAGAAAGAACAGGTCAACCTATCAATCAAATCGTGATTCTTGTAGTAACAGAAAACGGAGAGGTTCAAGAATTTGTAAAAGATAAAACTGAATATATACCACAACTTCTCCAGGCGATTGATGACTTTACTGTACAATGGGAAAAGGAGAAAGTAT